AGATTGAAGACTTTGATATGGGATCATTGAATGATGCTGTTATCAAAATGCTTCAGACTGGTATCGCAGGGACATCGACCATTAATGCAGATAAACTAATCGAGATTTATAGCACACTATGAGCACACCTTTTAAATTCAAAGAACTTATCCTGAGAAATTTCATGTCCTTCGGGAACATTGCGACATCTATCGATCTAAGCGATACGAATAGCACGCTAATACAGGGTGAGAACATTGATGCGGTTTCAAATAATGGTGCGGGGAAAACAACGCTCATCAATGCGATATGTTATGCACTCTATAACAAACCCTTCGATAACATTTCTCTTCAGAAGTTAATCAACTCGACCAACAACTCAAAGAATACTTTGATGGAAGTCCGTTTGATATTCGAGAAGGGTGATGATGAATTTGAAATCTATCGGTGTCGTGGAGAGACATTCAACATCCATGTCTATATGAATGGTGAAGATGTTACCCTTGACAGTGTTGCTGAAAATGATAGACTTGTTTGCGAAATTGCTGGTATGAGTTATGAACTCTTTACCAAGGTTGTTATTTTCTCAGGAAGTTCTACACCGTTTCTTCAGATGCCGGTGTCTCAACAACGACTTCAGATCGAAGAGTTGTTTAACATCACAATGCTTACTGAAAAAGCGGTGAAGTTGAAAGAGGTTATTAAGAACACCGAAAGTAAAATTTCTATTCAAGAAGCAGTTATCAAAGAACAAGAAAGTCAAGTTGCACTTTACAATCGTCAGTGCAAGGATGCTGAATCACGTGTCACTCGTTGGGAAGAAGATAGAACGAAGCAAGTAAAATCTCTGACTGCAGAACTTGCTCTTATAGAGACTGTTAATATGGAGGAGGAAATAGAACTTCACCAGTTAGTTGCTGAACTTATTAAGCAGGAACGAGAACTTAATAATCAAATTCGTATTCATAAGACCGAAAAGACTACGCTCGAAACCGATGTCAAGAAACTTCAGACTGAACTGAAACACTTAGTAGATGACAAATGCCCGTATTGCTTGCAAGCATATGAAGGCGCAAGCGATAAGTTAGTCGAAAAGCAGAAATCGCTTGACACTAAACAAGCAGCATTAGTTGCACTGCTCAAAGTTATTGTTGCCAAGGAAGATGAAGTTGCTGAAATAACAAATCAGAAGACTGAAGCAGAAACAATAATGAAGTTTGAAAGTCTTGAAGCAGCAATCAAAGCAGAAAATTCTGCTGCTGGTGCTCAATCTAAAATCGATGACTGGATTAAATCTATCAACCCACATATCGAAGCATATGAAGATTTGAAGAAGAATTCGGTCAAAACTATATCGTATGAAGAAATTGATGATGCTAAGAGGGAATTAGAACACCAACAGTTTTTGCTCAAATTGCTAACAGATAAGAATTCGTTTATTCGTAGAAAGATTATTAGCAAGACCATTCCGTTCTTGAATAAGCAGTTGATGTATTACACGAAAGAAACCGGATTGCCACACGTAGTTAAGTTTGACGACGATATGAGTTGCACGGTTTCAGAATATGGTCGTGAGTTAGACTTTGGTAATCTTTCTGGTGGTGAAAAGAAACGGGTCAATCTTTCTCTATCACTTGCCTTTAGAGATGTTCTACATCACCTTCATGCTAAAGTAAATTGCTTGTTCATCGATGAGATTGACGGTTCATTGGATGGGTCTGGTGTTGATAGCATTTTCAAACTGCTCAAGACAAAAACCCGCGATGAACACTTAGGTCTCTGGATTATTTCTCATAGACCTGAAGCAGTTGGTCGATTCGACAGGTCAGTTATCATTCGTAAAGAGAATGGATTCTCCAGGATACTTGATGAGAGTGGAAGCGAGTTAGGAGTAACCTGATTGATATTTTTCCGATACCTGTAAATAGTCAGTGCATTCGCATTAACTAAAAATCAGGACATATGGAAAATACAAATACTATTGGTGAACAACCAGCAAAAAGTGTGCCGCTTAAAAAAGCGAAGCGCAAACTAAAACCGGGAATGGGCAAGGCAAAAGGAAATAATTTCGAGGGACAAGTAGCAAAGAAATTAACTGCTGCTTTAGCACCTCTTACATTCATTCGCAGCCCAGGTTCTGGAGCAAGAGTCGGTGGAAAGAACTTTGCTACATTTGGAAAAATGTTTGGTGAAGATGCCATGAAACTATTTGTTGGTGATGTTGTCCCAACTAATGAGAGAGATACTAACTTATCTTTTCTATGGTCTATCGAATGTAAGTCATATGCAAAATCAGACAGTTTTGAAACAATGGTTGCCGGTAATTCAAATGTATTCAAATGGTTTGAAGAATCAGTTATTGATGCCGCTAAAACTGGAAAAGAACCTATTCTAATATTCAAGTGGAATCATACCCCTATCTATGCAGCGACAACAGTTATTACTGCAGGATGCATACCAGTTAAACCACGATTAACACTAGATCAAGGAGAAAGATCTTTGGCGATATTTTATTTTGATGACCTAATATCTGATCCTAGTTTCTGGGCAGTCAATACTGGGGTATAATATGGATAACAATAAAACAACAGAAGACGTAACCCGATGGAATGCTAAGTTGGATGTGTATCGTCAGACTACTGATTTCTCTGATCTATTAAAAATAGTTGCTTGCTACTATGAAATGTATTCTAAGGCATCAACTTTTTTGGGACCCGTTATATCAAAGCAGTTTGGCAACACGATGTTCTTTCCTCCGACTAAGGAGCAAATGGATGAGGCATTGGGAACTCAACGACCGGCGATTAGTTTAAGAGCAAGGACAACTTTTATAGATTCAGTAATATCGTATTTGCAGAAAACGAAAGGTAAGAAGACATTGATTTATCCAAGTCCCAGTTCGCATCACTCGGCACAATTTCCCCATGGAACTTTTAATATTTCCGTAGTAGAAGGAAAGATGCCGACACTGCGAGATGATAGGGATGTTAGGCGAGAAGTAAGACAACTTCATAAGATTGAATTTGCAAATGCTCAGGCACCAGTATACTTAGAAAATCTAATCATACCACCCGATCAAATTCATTTCATTATCTTGAGACCTAAGTTAGGTAAGTTAGGAACACCATCAGTTAATAGATGGGAAGTATTATTGTATAAGCGCCACATGGGATATATGGTAGAACACGTGGATTCCCACCTTAACCCGAAATATTCAGGAAAATTTTAATGAACAGTAAAAAAGCAAAGAAACTCCGCCAACTCACCCGCGTCATGCAAGACAAAGGAGTAGTTGATAAAGAGTGGCAGATTGATGGAAGTATTAGGCATGAGAAACCAACAATGGATGAATATGTTAATGGAAAAGAATATTCGACTGTTCAGCAAAGTCTGCTGAAACCTGAATGTGGCAAAGCGGTTTATCGTCAGATGAAAAAGAGAGCGTCATGAAAGAAATCAAAGCGCCTCATTCCATTAATAAGGCAGAAGGAATAAAAATCTTTCTTGCTGGGTCTATTGAAATGGGTAAGGCAGAAAATTGGCAGGAAAAACTTGTTAATGATTTAGGTAAATTTGATCATGCAACAATGCTAAACCCGAGACGAGATAACTGGGATGGAAGTTGGGAACAAAGTATTCACAACAAACCATTTAGACAACAAGTAGAATGGGAATTGAATGCTCTTGAAGCAGCAGATGTTATCGTATTCTATTTTGACCCCAATACTGTATCTCCAGTGACCCTAATGGAACTTGGACTACATGCTGGTATGAATTCAGCATATGATGGTCCGAACAAAGTTATTTTAGTATGTTGCCCAGAAGGTTATTTTAGAAAGGGTAATGTAGATATTCTTTGTAAGAAATATAAGTTGCATTCGGTTGAGACCTATTCTGCTCTCATTAAGCAACTAAAATCTATTCTTAAAGATCAATGCTGATTTTTCATCCAGTGGAGGTCGAGCAAGACCTCGCAAGAGATAACCCGTTATTCGTCGGGAATTTTTTCCACTTGAAGGGTATGTGGTGGAATAAGCGAAAGATCCGACAGGGATTAATAATCTCTATTGCTGTTGCTTGGTATCATCTTACCAAGAAAAATGCTGCGGCTCCTGGATTTATGTCAGAAGAAATCCTTATCACCGCATTAACCCAGCAAGTATCAGATGCCAAGCATATTCTTGAACAGTTTTTCACCATCACACAGCTAGGTTACAATTTTGGTGATGGCAATAAACAACCAACTCAAGTAAGTCCCCGTAAGTTGCCTGCTAAAATGGTAGCAACAATCATCAACATTGTAGATGAAGTTAGGTTTAACCCAGGACTTCCACCCACAAATAAAAAACTAACAAAGTCTTCTTTGAAATTGCAGAGTGGAGTTGCTGTCAGCATTATCCAACGATTGAAAATTACTGAGCGTGAAGACCTAATACCTGCTGTAACTTGGTTGCTTAAGCACACTAACATCGACTTCTATTATGAGCCTGCTGGCACATTGCTTGCTCGGGATAAATCAGTGTGGCCTATAAAATCTATTGAGATGTGGCCAGGTTGGTTGCGCACAGCATTATTTGGTAGAGTAATCGATTTAGAAAATGCATACTGTCAGTTCATCATGAAGAGTATTGAACCACATTATGCAGCTCATCCACATAAACTTAAAATGAAATATCCTGACTTAGTTAGTATGGATGTCGATAAGACAAACTACCGAATAGAACTATGCAGGGATTATCTGAAACTCGAACCCACCGATAAGAATATCGGACTAACTAAACGATTGCTAATGTCATTAGCAAATGGTTCAAATGCTACCCCATCGTTAATGACAAATGGGTCGGGACGTTCAGAGGCTGTGCGAATAGTTCATGAGATGAACCCCGACTTACTCCCATCAGATATGATTACGATAGGGAATAAACTGTCTTCAATCGCAAAGCAGTTTAAGAACGTTAAGAAGGACATGTGTCTTCATCTGCTCAAGGTTAAGCCTACACGCGAAAATCAGAAGCAGATATTTAAGATGTATTTCGAATGGGAAAGAAAAGCTCGATACCAAATATGGGAAGCAGTAGGACAGACGGGATTACATCTACATGATGGGATAGATGGAATAGAGAGTGAGTTAGACAACGAAGCTCTTGTTAACCATATAGCGTCAAGAACCTCTCTGCGGGTAAGTGTTGATTCCCCAGATGCTTGTTGCGCATAGACAAATTTCAAACATAGAAAAGGACACCTTAGGTGCCCTTTGTTTTGTCCTCTACAAGTGTATGAATTTGAGGATTGATCAATAGACTGGATACATAGACTTGGCGGCAACTTTAAGTCGTTCATTGACAAATTCTACTGCCATTTCTCTTTCACCTTGGGACATATTCAGCACTGCTTGATAAGACCAAGCACCTCTAGAGTAATAGGATATTTCAAGAGCAGATTTTACCAACCCCTTTATCTCTTTACCCAGTCGCTCAATCAATCTCTGCACTGCTACCATATCCCCCGCCCGGATCATTCTATGAAAAAAGACACTGGGTTGATTGGGATTTCAACACTAAAATCCTTACCACAATCTTTACAGTTGCATGTCCAAGATAGTGCAGGACCCCATTCAGAAACATTTTCTATCTTTTCTGATATGCGAGATACAAATGGTGGAGTCAAAGCACGAGCCCATTCTTCAATCATTTTTACATCAGAAATATTATCAACAGACTGAACAACACCCATCAACATCATAATCAGATTGTTTTGCTGGTCGACTACGGTGATCTCAGTTTTGTTTTCGTTCGCCTTAATCAAATCTAGAACCTGTTGATATCGATGAGGTCTAAGTTTTACAACCTGCCCGTTCGGCAATGTTACTGTATACATTGTCTCAATCATAGTGGGGTCTACATATTTTGTTGATCCTATCAAGGTGTCAATATCAGCAATGTAAGAATGATCTTCTCCCTTTTCACAGGAATGTCGGGCACTAAACTCATATCCCGGTCCATAAGTGACAGTTCGTAAGAACATCATTATGGCATCAACATCCTTAGAAAGAAGCTCTGATGGTTTTTCTATTCCGGATACGCACTGCTTGAAAACAGTATTAACTGCGGCACCACTGAATAACTGATCGGGGTTCTTCATGTTAATTTCATCTAGTGCAGACATGGGGTGGACATGAACTTCGCCATCCTTGACACTGTCCGATAATTCCCCGTTACGATAGAACAATCCTTTTGAAGGAAGTTGAAATATTCGTCCTGGGAGTTTTAAGCTTGCTAAAAGCGGGTTGGTTTCTGACATCCTGATCTCCTATATATTTGATATTCGATTATGTAATAAATAATCTATCTTGTATTTACATAAACTAGGATCTTTTAGAATCACACATGGCGACCCAATCTACAGAACAACTTCTGCAAGAACTTGTAAACATGCAAAAGCAGATGATGCGAGGCATGGGTGGGGCATCTCTGAAACAAGATGCACGTACCCCAGCAGCATCGAAGCAATCAAATTCAGATGGTAAAGATACCTCATTTAAGGCCCTAAAAAAGGCAAATGAAGAACTGATCAAAGCACAGAAAGCATACACTGCTAGTACATATCTACGAACAAAAGATAATAACGATACAAAGAGCCGGGAAGAATTACAAAAAGCATCAGACGAGTATGCTAAAGCAATTAAAAATCAAACTGGGTATTTAACTGCATATTCCCGTGAACTAAACAAATACACCTATAAATCCTTTGGCGAACAACTATATGCAACAAGAGAATTAACAGATGTAACATCTACATTTTCTTCTAAGCTTGCTAAATCTCAATTAGCATCTTCTTTATTAACAGCTTCTTTAGTATCAGCTAGCGATATATTTCAACAGGGTTCAGCAGAATATGATTTATATGTTAGTAAGTTAGGTAAGGCAACAGAAGGATTAGATAAAAGTATTCTAGAAGCTGCGGGTGTTTGGGATGAAACAACCAAGGGTATAAAAGAAAATTTAAGACCTGATGATTTTAAAGATCTTCGTCTTAAAATGGGTGAAGCCCAGACCACCATTTCTGAAACATTTGCGGGGCTGGAAAAATTTGGATTTAAGGATGCTGCAGGCCTTCAATCCGTTATAGATAGTGGTAGCTTGAAGGAAGGTGGCGGTGTTGCACAAGATGCTCTAACAGAAGAATTAAGGGCATTAACAAAAACACTTGTTGAGAAAAACCAGGGAAGTGCATTAGGCATAAAAGGTACCGGAGAAAATGGTGAAATATCAGATGTTGATATTGAAAAGTTTGCAGCTAACACACTTGTAGCAGTTAAAGCATTAGAGGATTTTAATAATAGAGTAGGCTCAAGTGCTAAGGCATTAGATACTGTTGCTGTAACAGCAAATACAACAGCCGGCAAAGCTTTAGTACAGCTTCAAGCTAAGTTTGGAACTTTAAATGCCGGGCTTGGAACACTAGCCAAACATATAGCAACAGATGCTGCCATTATTGCCAATGCACACAAAACAAAAGACGCTCTAGTTGAAGGATATAAACAACTAACAGATTTTAATATTGCACAAGTGCCAGCATCTTTTGGTGATGTGACGATCGCATCAATGAAGATGGGAATGTCATTCGAAGACACCGTTAAGTTCATGCAAGAAAACAAACGGACGATGGCAATTTATGGTGCAGGTTTTGGTAAGCTAACAGGACAAATGTCCGGCACCTTTGCCAAATTCGGTTATAACATGAAGCAAGCTGGCGAAATGGTTGGACCCGCCATCGAATCAGGAATAACAGCGGGTATAGATGTTAGTAATGGCGATGCACTAAATAAATTTATTGATTCTTCTATGGAATCATTTAAAGATATATCCGGCATAGTTGATATGACTGCTAAAGATTATCTTAAGCTCAATGCTACTCTTTTAGATTCTCAAGAAATCGCTGGTACAATGTTGGGCATGGACAAGCAAAGATCCCAAGCATATGCCCAAGATTTAATCGCTTTACGAAATCATTATATCCAAACTGGATTGTCAGCCCAACAAGCCCAAGAATTAGTGCAAACACAGAAAGCGCAACAGCGGGAAAAGGTTGGCTCAAAATATAAAGATGCTGCGATGGGCATGGCTCAAATGCAAGCGACTGGTGCATCATCTGAAGATGCAACTAGATATTTCCAATTGATGACAAATGGTAATAGAAGTAAAGAACAAGATGAAGAATTACAGGGATTAGCACAGAAAAAAGTTCAAGCAGCAGAATCAGCAAGACAGAATGCATATGATAATAATAATGCTGCTGGAACAGGAGTCGATGTTTTACTACAGGCTACTCAGTCAAGTGGCGGGGCAGCAAAAATGGATGAGCTTGCTCTCAAACAACTTCAAGCTAAAAAGGCTGGAACCGATTTATCTGGCGAAGGTGATACTAGAGCGCGTGATGCCGGTGAAGCAGCAAAGGGGAAAGAGGGTGTTGCAATACTAGGGAATATTGTTAATAGTGTATCTTCAGCACTAACAAATGTGTTCTCAGTTGCAGCAATAGGCGCAGCTGCAAGTCTTGGTGGATTAGCATTTCAGGCTAATATGGCAAGGACAGCTTTGGGCGGCAAAGGCGGAATATTTAGTATGCTAGGTGATATGGGTAAGGGTATGGGTGGTAAGGCTGGTGGTATCATGGGTAAAATTGGTGGTATCTTTGGTGGTAGTGCAGGCGGCATTGCAGAAGACATTGCTGGTGGAGCAGCTAAATCTGGCGGCGGTCTAATGAGCGGAGTCGGTGGCTTCATGAAGGGTGGTGGCCTTAACCTGCTCAAGGGTGCTGGTATGGGATTGCTAAAGGGCGGTATTGGTGGATTAGCTGGTATTGGTGCTGATATGGCTGGCGATGCTCTTAAAGAATCAGGTCATGAAAAACTTGGTGGACTTGCTAGTGCTGCTGGCGATGCTGCCACTGGTGCAGCAATAGGTTCAATAATACCTGGGGTAGGAACAGTTATAGGTGGTGCTATTGGTGGTGCTTATGGGCTGTATAAAAATAGAAACGAAATACTAGGTCCATCAGAAATAACTCCCCCACCTCCAACGGTTAACAAATCATCAGATTCAGGAAGTATAAATACTACATCAACTTCAGACACATTAAATACTGATGGCACTCCAAAGATTCTATCAGTATCGGACGTTGATGCTAAAACACAGTTACTTTCGATAGCCGAAAATATGGCTAGCGCAGTTGGAATCCTTCAGAAAATATCTGAAAGTGGGTTAGGTGGACAATCAGCACCTGTTGTGCAAAGTGCAGGTAGACAGATACCTACAGCATACGCATATCAAACCGGAATTAAAGCTTAAAGGAAAATAAATGGCAAAATTGCTACATAGGCATCACATCATACCCACCCATGCTGGTGGGACAAATGACCAATCTAATATTATTTTACTTACTGTCACTGAACATGCTGAAGCGCATAGGATTTTATATGAAAAACATGGACACTGGCAAGATAAGACTGCCTGGTTGGGTTTAGCTGGGATTATATCACACGAAGATGCAGTATTAAGAGCACATCAGTCGATGTTAGGTAAATCACACACATCTGAAACAAAACAGAAGATGTCAGAATCAGCGAAAAGAAGACATATAGAAAAACCATTTTCTGATAAAGTAAAAAAGCAAATGGGTGATAGTAGAAGAGGGGGAAATAATCCTATGTCAGGTAAAGATTTTTCAGAGGAACATCGTTCTAAACTTTCTATTGCCCTTAAGGGGCGAGTTATAACAGATGAGTGGCGTAGGAAAATTTCTGAAACCAAAAAGAAACAAGCACAAGATAAAAAGGCGGTGATTTAATGTCAACATGGACCGGATATTGGAGAATCGTTTCTCCTCAATCTAGAAAAGCTTCATACAGTCAACCTGCTACCATGAACATGGATGATGGTATGAACATAAATTCTGCAGGCTATGCAGCATTTTCATCTATCAATTGGTTTTCTAACTTAATGAAGGGAGCTACAGCCCGCCTTCAACGTTATAAGCAATATGACGCGATGGATATGGGGGATATTTCTAGAGCGCTTGATATTGTGGCTGAGGAAATTTCTAATCCCGATAAGCGCACAGGTCTTCCATTTATTATTGAATACCAAACAGAAGAAAATCAGGAAGTTCCAGATACTACTGTCACAACTATTCGTGCAGCACTACGTCATTGGACAAAATTTCACAATCTAAATAAACGTATTTTCAATGTATCTCGGTTAATGGTGAAATACGGGGATTGTTTCTTCCGTAAAACATCTGATACTAAGGGATGGGAATATGTTGATCCTACCCGTATAATAGGTATTGAAGTAGATGCTGAGGGAAAAACAGTTGCGTATCATGTACGCCCGTCTAACTTTAGAACAACGATGAATGGTAACCAGGGTAAGCAAGAAACTGTAGAGGTATCACCTGCAGCTGCAATGATTCACTTTACACTATCAGATGATACGGGTGACAGTGCTCCATTTGGTATTTCAATTCTTCAACCAGCATTCAAAGACTATCAGAAGCTTACCATGTTGGAAGACTCTGCTATTATCTACCGTATTGTTCGTGCTCCAGAACGCCGAGTATTCTACATTGACGTTGGCAATATGCCACCTCAACGTGTCAAACAATATATCGAGCAAATCAAAAATGATATTCGTCAGAAACGGGTACCTAATGCTTCGAATGCAAATCAAACCGATTCTACTTATAATCCAGAAAGTATTCAAGAAGATTACTTCTTCCCTACTACTGCTGCTGGTCGTGGATCAAGAGTTGAAACTCTTCCGGGTGGTACTACATGGGAAATTCCAGAGTTAGACTACTTTTTGAATAAAGTATTCCGTGCATTACGTGTTCCTACTTCTTATATGAAGGGACCAGATGCTACTGGTGCTCAGTATAATGATGGTAAGGTAGGTATTGCTTACATTGAAGAACTTCGCTTTGCTAACTATATCATGCGTCTTCAGACTTGCATTGAAGAAACCTTAGATGCACAGTTCAAAATCTATCTTCAGGTTACAGGTATCAATATAGACCCTGACTTATTCGTTCTTAAGCTACCTGACCCTCAGAACTTTGCACTTTATAGACAAGCAGCCCTTGATACCGATTTGATCAACAGCTTTAACTCTGTTGAACCTACTAAGTATTTGAGCAAGCGATTCATGTTGAAACGTTACTTAGGCTTGACCGAAGACGATATCCAAATGAACGAGGCAATGTTGAAACAAGAACGTCGCATTGAAGATATGGAAGCAGTTGATGAACTTCAGCAAATATATGATCCAGCGGCATATGACAATCGTAAGGATGTTGAAATCCCTGAAGCTCCAGCTGCCGAAGAACCGGAAATCAATACCGAAGTTGAAGCCGAGCCAGAAACTCCTCCAGCAGCTTAAAAATATATGGAAGCTAACTGCTTCCCTATAAATAACACATTAGAAATGCACAGGAGATACCAGTGAAACAACAACTTCTCGTAGAATATGTAAATCCGAACATCGTTAACCTTATCGAAAGTCGCGATGAACAAAAGAATCTATATCTCGCTGGCCGCATTATGGCAGCAGAACAAAAAAATCTAAACCAACGCGTTTATCCTCGCTCTGAAGTAGAAAAAGCTGTCGGCTTTATCATGGAAAAAGCTAAGGAAGGTCAATATGTTGCTGGTGAATTGAATCACCCAGACAACCTTTCAGTTGACTTGAAGAATGTATCTCACATTATTACGGAAGCTTGGATGGATGGTGACAATGCAGTTGGTAAGTGCAAGATTTTGAACACACCTTCTGGTCAAATCGTTCAGCAGCTTATTGCTGGTGGTTTAAAGCTTGGTGTTTCTTCCCGTGGTACAGGTAACGTTACTACAGAGGGTGTTGTTGAAGATTTCGCATTCGTTACTCTTGACATCGTAGCTCAACCTTCTGGTCCAGGCTGCTACCCAGATGTAGTTCGCGAATCAGTAGAAAATAAAAAGGTTATGACGTTAGCTGAAGCTGTTGTTCATGACAAGAAAGCTCAGAAGTATTTCGAAGCTGAGATTAAGAAATTCATTACCTCTATCTTGAAGAAATAATATGTTATTAAAAGAACTCAACTCACTTGCTAAACAGCCAGTCCAAGAAGCTATCGCAGCAGAAATCAAAAACGATTCCTATGTAAAGATTACAAGCGGCGAACACAAACATAAGACCGGATATGTTAATAAGCTCATCAAGTCTAAAGGCGAAGTCACTGCCTTTGAAGTAGAAATTGATGATGAAGATAACGAATATGTTAAATGCACTCCTGACCAAGTTAAGGTCATAAGAGAATCTTTGAATGAAGCCAAGCAATATGAAGAGTCTTCTGACTTTGATGCTGACTTCAATACAGTAGAAAAGCATCTTAAAGATGCTAAAGATATTGTTAAATCTTCTGCTTGGCAGAAACACATGAAAGATACAGACGCCAACTTTGATACTTCAGTAGTTGAGATGTCTCGTAGAGCAATGGACAAGCTTCAACTTGCTATCGAAGCATTTGATGCATTTTATGAACACATCCAGGAGGCATCATAATGGATTACAATTTACTTCGCCGGATGGCTGGCATCGAAGCTAAGGTACCAACAGTATTATCTGCTGGTAATTCACAGTCTAACGAGTTTAGACGTCTAGCTGGCCTACCAGCTCTTCCTATTGCTGAAAAAGAAGAAGCTCCAGCTGAAGAGCCAAAAGCAGAAGAAGGTAAGGAAGAAGAAGCTGAAGAGGATTTACCAGCTATCATCAAGAAGATTGCAAAATCTATTGAAGGTAAAACTGGTGATGAGCTTGAAGCTACTCTTATGAAGGTCTATAATGCTGGTCACCAAGATGCTGAGAAGGAAGAAGCAGCTGAAGAAAAGGGCGAAGACAAGGAAGAAGAAGTTAAAGAAGGCGCTTCAGTAGTTCAAAAGGGTGGTAGCATTGGCGAACAACCAAATCGTGTTGTTAAGTCTTTTGACACCCCAGAAGAAGCTAAAGAATATGCAAAGCGCATGAACAAGAACCTTTCTCCTGGCGAAAAGCAATACTACGGCATCAAGTATGTGGTAGTTAAGGATAAAGAAGCTAAGGCCTAATATGTTGCTAAAAGAACTTTACAACATTACAGAAGCTGCTAAGCCTAATGGTTCTGGATATGATGCATGGTTTAAAAAGATCAAAGCTAAATATCCAGATGCTACGGCTAGAACAACTGGTGAAAATGGTTGGTCAAGACTAGGTTTTAAGGATGATAAACCAACCTTAACACCACGTGACGATGGCCCACATTATACCGATGTTAGCTCCGAAAAATATAGCAGACAGCGTTTAGTCGGTACTTTTAACCACAGCACAAATACTGGAAAGTATTTCGTAAAAGATCTAGACGAACCTTCTGATAAGTCCTTTGGCGTCGGACGTGGTCGCAAACTTATGCCCGCCGATTCTAAGTTCTAATAAAAACCGCATCGGGAGCCGGTAGCTCCCTTAACCCAATTAGTTCATAACTAAAAGGAGATAATATAATGACTGACAAAAGAGAAGCTCTTAAGAGCATGTTAAACAACTTGATCAATGACCGTCAAGAAGAAGCAACCTTAGATCTGCATAGCTATATGACAGCTAAGATGCAAGAAGTTTCCGGACTCGGTGCTCCAGCAGCACCTGAGGCTGATTTTGAACTTGATACCGAGGATGTCAGTGATGACACCGAGGCAGAATAAGTGTGACTGAGACTTGCTTTTATGTTTATCAATGGGTCCGTGAAGATGGCAGCCCGTTTTATATTGGTAAAGGTAATGGCAGCAGAGCTTGGAAGAAGACAAAAGGACATAGTCCTCCAAAAGAAGAACATAGAATTATATTAGTAGCACATCATCTAACAGAATCTGAATCCTTTTTACTAGAAAAGAAATTAATAAGTCTTTGGGGTAGAAAAGATTTAGGAACTGGAATATTAAATAATAGGACAGATGGTGGACAGGGTTCTGTCGGTAAGAAAATGACGGTTGAATCTAGAGCAAAATTAGGTCAAAAAGTTAAGCAACGGTTGAGTGATAAAACTGAACTAGCCAAACATTCAGAGAGAACAAAATCTCAATGGGCAGACCCAATTAAGAAAGCTAGATTAATAGAAGCGTTGAGAAATGCTATATTTAAACCAGAAGTAATAGCCCGTAAAAAGGCTAGAATTATTGCTAGGGAACAGAAGAAAAAATCGATGGAAACATCGTTATTAGTTTAAATTTGTGTTGTTTTTGCTAAAATTTTGAGATACTTTATAAATAAAATTACAACATATTAATGTTGTTTGACTTTTCACAGCAAACACATATACGTTCAAACCCAAGATTATTAATCCAATAATCTTCCCCACAAAACAAGGAGATAAAATATGGATGAAATCCTCCAGAAATTGCTAAACTCAGAGCTCTTGAGCGAAGAGGCTAAAGCAGAAATCTCTACCCAAATGACAGAAGCCGTTGCACAGTATAAAACTGCAATACGTGAAGAAGTTACTTTGCAAGTAAGAGGTGAAATCGCTGAACAGTGGGCTAACGAACGCGACAGCTTAATTGAAAACGTCGAATCTTTCGTTGCTAAAAAATTAGATGAAGAAGTAAATGAATTGAAAGTTGACATTGAACGTTTCCGCGACCTTGAAGCAGAATATGCCGAAAAGATTGTCGAAGAGAAGCATGCAATGGCAGAAACACTTTCAGAAGAATTAGACCAACTTGTTGACAAGATGGACGCCTTCTTTGACCTTCGCTTAACCGAAGAATTCAAAGAACTTCGCGAAGACCTTGAAATCGTCAAACAAAATGAATTTGGCCGTAAGATCTTTGAAGCATTTGCAACTGAATTCAATGGTGCACATATTGACGAAGACTCGATTCAATCTAAGCTTCAAGCGGCCGTAGCAAAACTAGGCGACGCAGAATCCACAATCGCTAAGCTTGAAGAATCTCAAGCTAAGATGGTTCGTGAAGCTAAATTAGAAAAAATACTTGCTCCTCTTAATGGTAAGAAGAAAGAACAAATGCAATTCGTTTTGCAGTCTGTTGAAACTTCCCGTTTAGAAGAAGCATATAATCACTTCATTGGTCGTGTTCTTAAGGAAGAGCAATCTCCTGAAGTACGCCAGGAAGCCGTTG